CCGCGGCCACCGCGAACACCGTGGCATCCATCACTGCCACAGCCTGAAGCACTCCGCTGGCAAGCGCCGGAGTGGTGGTGATGATCGAGCCATCCCGCGTGGTCCATTCAATCGCCGGGAGGTCCGCGCCCATCATCATCATCCCCAGCCATTGGGTGCGGGAGAATGTGTCGGAATGTATCCACTTCCCGGACACAAGTACACCGTTGAATTTTCTACGGTTGCGCTCGGCTTTTATCTCTTGCCACTTCGAATCAGCGGCGGCAATTCTGTTCCGTTCCGCCGCAGCCGCATCGAGATCGTTCACCCGCCATTTGTATTTCCATACCCCTCCTACCTGTTCCGCCCCGTCACGCTGACAGGTCTGCGTGATCGGGTTATAGTCCGGCGGTGGTGTATCGGTCAGCGCCACAATGAGGAACCGGGAAGCCTCTTCTGGCGTCAATGCCGATGGTTTGCATTTGTGAGCGTAACCGAACTCGATAACCTCGTCGGGTAGATCGCGGAGCCAGGCTCCCTCTAAATTTAATTGGCAGAATTGCATTTGTAGACCCATCACAAATTGGTGAACGACTGGAGATTTGTAGTCAACGAGGTAGCAAGCGAATTTTGTACCGTAAACGTGGCGCCATTGTCAGAATATTCGAGGACGAACGTTGCTGGTTGTTCATACCCAGAGCCATACTTGCTCTGTATCTGCATGGAGTGGATATCCGCATTGGCGCCTAGATCAACCATGAGCCATGCGGGGGTTAACATGACAGAATTGTTATGCCAGAACGTTTGGGATAGGCCATCGACAGCAGCTTCCGCGTCATAAGAGGGACCCGCAGACGATGAGGCTGTGGCTGTTTTTCCCAGCGCCAGGTCTACCCCTGTCGCATCTGGTGACGCAAAAAGGCTGATCGAGCTTAGACTAGCTTGGTAATCCCCATCTAAATACCAGCAGTCCGATGTTGCCCGGAAGCGCCAGTACCGGTGCCCGGTGGGCGGCGCTGCGGTCACCCCGTAGGTCGCCAATAAGGCGAGGATCATGTCAGCCCAACCGATCCGCTGATCTGCCATTCGTCGCCCATCCAGATCAGCACGCATGAGCTATCGGCTGCCAATGTGCGGTTGCCGGTCACCCCGCCGCCCACCCAGCGCAATGTCTGGGTGGTCGCTGCAATGGTAATAGCCCCTGCGCCGTGCTGGTTGATGATCGCTATTGCAGCGCCTGCTGCGAGCGGGACACTGGCCTGGCTGGCGATGGTGTACACCCTGGCCGCCGTATCGGCGGTGGGGTGAAGCAGCATCGTATCCACAACGAAATCCGCGGCGGTAGTGGTGTATGCCGTACTTTTTGAGTTGACCGAAAACCCTTTGCTCCCGCTACCTGGAGATCCCGGCGGGCCCGGCGGGCCCGGCGGGCCCTGCGAGGCGACGTCCAGCACCTCGATCTCGCCGTTTACCACCAATATTTCCATCAGCGGATGACCCACTTCCCTCGTGCCAGGAAGCGAATTTCACCGGCTAATGTCACGCTCAAGCGATAGCTGTATTCGCCCGGAGGCATGGCGGCATAAAGCGCATGGGCGGTCTGGACGCAGATGGCGCCGTCCGCGCCCAGGGGGAGTATCCCGCCATTATCCGTCGACAGAACCACTTCCGCGCCGAGCCGGTCGTTAATCGAAAACAGTGCCGCGCCACCGGTCAGGTCGACCGGAGGGAGACCCCTGCCCTGGCGGTAAACCAATCGCCAAGGGCGCGTTTCGCCGTGGTCGGAGATGATATCTTTGCGCGCGGCGGTCATGGGTTAAATCTGCACGATACGGCCAAACTGCCCCAGCACCGGGTCGCCCGCCTTGAGCGCATCGATCATGACCGAACCGCTCAAGTCGAAGCTGGCAGCGGCTTCTCCGATCATGGCCAGCTCCTTGAGCGGATCCACGGCAACGCGGTAGAGCTCGATCAGCACCGCCTTGTTGCTGTCGGCGATGTTCAGCCCCTCGAAACGCACGAAGCGCTCGGGCAGTGGCTGGGTCAGCATGTTGATGGTGGTAACGGCGCCCCGGCTGTAGTCNGCGGTGAAGGGCTGGACGTAGGTACCGGCGTTGAGGATGCGCACTGAGCCGTGATCGGCGTTAAGCTCGTAGTCCGTGCCCGCCACCAGGGTGGCCGGGGTGGCGGCGGAATCCTTGATGACCACGCTGGTAACGGCCTGACCCTTGAGGGCGACGAAATCGCCCGCGGCCAGGCCGACAGGGAACGCCTCGGCGGTCACCGTGCCCGATGCGATCTGGCTGCTGGAGCCATACAGCACCAGGGCCAGGTTCTCCTGGCTGAAATCCTCCAGCGAGCAGCTGAAATCCGCGCTCTTGCCCTTGACGATCCGCGCATCGGTGGCGCGCTGGCCGGTGGTGCTTTCCTTGTGCTCGATCACTTCCGTTTTGAGCGAGAACTTGAGGCTGGGCACGTTGCCGACGAAGCGCAGCGCTTCCGGGTTACCGAGATTGTCGCGGCTGCCAATGAATACTTTTCCTTGTCCGACGAAATACATGGCTATTCCTTTCAGTTATCAGTTATCAGTGTTGTTTTGTGCGGCTTCCCCGCGCTTTTTTGACGCGGCTTCGGCGATTCCGGCGGCGATCAGCCATTCGGCGGCGGCCTTGTCCACTTCGATCACGGCGCCAGCCGGGTAGTCGCGTCCGGCGTGGGTGTGGGGTTTGAGCAGTTTGATTTTCATAAGGTGGCTCCATTGGTGACGAACCGGGTTTCAAAAGCCAGCGGGAAGTAACCGAAGCCCGCGTTAAATCCGGGTTTTGGCGCGTTAACTCGCCGCATCGGGATGAATCCCGGTCCGGGCATCCAGCCGGATAGCGCCCGGATGACGCCGGTTATCAAAGGGCCGGCATCTTCCCTGGCGTCCGATCCGCCGCGCGTGTCGCGCGCGGTGCGCACTGCCACCACGACCATCCAGGTCTGCGCCACCATCTGGGCGGAGCCCTGGCCGGCGTTGTTGCCGGAGGGCAGCGTGTCGCCCTGGTAGATCACATGAGCGGCAGGCGTCGGCTGGCCCGATTCCTGCATCGCGGCCAGATCGGCCATGCCGGGCACGGCGCGGAATTCCGGCACGGCGCTTTTAAGCCGATCGATCAGCAGGGGTTCCAGGGCGAGGTGGTTCTGCATCAGTAATCCTCCAGCGAGGCGCGCGAGCAGCGCCTCGCCTCACCCGCAAAAGCCGCCACCGCGCCAGTGGCCTGCGGCACTTCGGCGGGCGGCAGGCCAAGGCTCCTCGCTCCTTTCGCCACGGCCTCCAGCCACTTGACCGCATCCTCGTAGCGTTTGCGCACCTCATTGGGCGCCTGGTCGTCATAGAGCCGGAAGCGGGTGATGTCGCATGCGATACGCGCCAGCGCCGTAGGCGTGGTTGGCAGCGGCAGGCTGTAGCGCACCGCCAGATAGCTGTCGATCTCGCTATCCGCGTCGGCGATGGGCTGTTCCAGCGCGGCGGCATCGATGGCGCCGGAGCGGTTGGAATCGGTGAGCTGCACCAGTTCATCCTCGCCGTAGCGGGCAACCAGGCCGGTCAGTGTGGCGTAGGGCATGTTATGCCGCCGTACACTCGACCAGGACGCCGGGGCGCAGACATAGCGCCAGCGGGTTGGACTGGGTGTGGATGTTGGTGCCGCGGCCCATGTCGCGGGGCTCTTGTTTGGCGTAGTAGACCTGGCCCAGGGTGTTGACGGTTTCGTTGAAGTCGGCGGGCGCGGCGTACTGGTGGAACGTGACGCCGGTGCCTTCGGGGAAGGCGTGACCCGATCCGGCGGCGATGAAGCGGCGCAGGGTTCCGGCGCTGTCGGTGGCCTCGCCCGCGTATTCCTCGAAGGTCAGGCCGCCGAAGTCGAAGCCGGTGCGCATGTCCCCGCCCAGGCGGTTCTGCGCTTCCTGCCAGTTGGCGAAGGCTTTTTCCACGTTGGCGTGGCTGGTCAGGGCGTCGAAGAATTCCTCGCTCACCAGCACCCTGACGCTCTTCATCAGCTCTCCCATCAGGTTCTTCTGGATGTGCCGTTTGACTGCCAGGCACTTGGCCTTGACGTCGGTGGTGGCGGTGCCCAGCGAGAAATTGACGGTTTTCTTGGTGATGCCGAACTCGCTGTACAGGTCGTAGATCATGGAGCCGTCGGCGTCCAGAATCTGCCCCTTGAGCGCGCCCATGCGGTGCCATTCGTGGGTGATATCGTGCTTGTTTTTCATGGTCTGGAGGCGATCGTTGACGATGCTGGACACGGTCTCCAGTTCGGTTTCGGAACCGAAGGCGCGGATACCGGCCACGTCGCCGGGCAGGACGATGTCATCGTGCGGGATGTGCGGCACCACGAAGCTGCGCACGGTGCGCGCGCCGTGATCGTCTACCGTGCCGGGAGAGCCTAGCGGCTTGCTTTGCAGCAGGTTGAGGGTGCCGTGCTTCTCTTCGATGATGACCGAGCGCGCCGTGATCGGTTTGACCGCGAACAGGCCCATCTCGCCGACCCGGCCATAAAGGTTGGGCAGGATGTTGATGGAGGCGGTGAGGTTGGCCATGTTGAAGGCCGGATCGTTAAAAATGTCTTGCATGTCTTTCTCCTTGAGAATGTTTTTTGTGGGAGCGGGCTTAAGCGGCGTCGCGCGCCACGATGCCCTTGGCTTCCAGGGTGGCCAGCGCGGCCAGAATCTGCGGGGCGGTGGCTCCGGTTTTCCAGACCAGGGCATTTTTAGACACCACGCAATGGCGTTTCAGCGCCACGGCGGCCACGTCGGCAGAGGTGGCGTCGGTGGCGGCGACCAGCACGGCGGCGGCGACCTCGCTGCCGTTAACGGCGGCAGGATCGAATTCGGCGTATTTGCCGCTGGCGGTGACGATGCCGAGGACGGCGCCCAGGGCGAGGTTGTTGCCGCTGGCGAGGGTGATGGCGTCGCGGCTGTAAAGGGTCTCGGCCTCTTCGTACTTGATGAGGTCGCCGATGCGGGCGGGTTGGGTGGCGTTGGGCATTTTAATGGCTCCTTTTGTGGGTTGGGTTTGTCGGGCACGGAGTGCCCGACCTACATTTATTTCTTCGCGGCGCGGGCGCGGGCGTTTTTGAGCAGCGGGTTTTCCTCGCCGGTCTTGGGCGGGGACGCTGGCATCCGGGCATGGCCATCGACGATGGCCGGGGCGGTTTCCAGATATTTTTCGAAACCGGCGCGGTCGCGGCTGCAATAGCTGCGCGCCCAGGCCTCCAGGCCGGGGCTGACTTTGCCCGCCGTCATCGCCTCCCTCACCAGGCGGTCGGCGATCTCTGCGGCGCGGTCGGCCTGGATGCCGGACAGCGACTGCGCGACGCGCTCGAATTCGGCGCGTGGCACATATTGGCCCGGATCGGGCTCGGCAGATTTGATGCGGGCCTGCATGGACGATGCCACGATTGCCAGCGCGGCATCGTCGGCCAGGCCGAGCGCCTTGCGCATCTGGGCGACGGGGACAGCGTCGGCGGCAGAGCCATCCACCGCATCCTGTACCTTTGCCAGCACCTCTTCGGGGGTGGCGGCGCCGGGTAAATCGAACGTTTTGATGAGACTGGCGAGCAAATCCATAGCGATGATCTCCTGGGAATGCGCCGACCGGCGGGCCAGCGCGGTTAAGAAAAGATTAGGGTTGTTGGTGAGACCGCAGCCGGTGAGGCGGAGGATGCCGCCGTCCTTGGTGTGGTCGAAAACGGGAGAGAGGTATTTGTATTCCTGTTCCGCGATCATGGCGGCGGCTTTGGCCGTCCAGTCGACCTTGCCCCACAGGCCATCGTCGCGGGCTTGCAGCTCCTTGATCCAGCCGGCGGCGGGCGCGGGCTGGCCGTTATCGGCGGCGTTGATGCCCTGGTGCTCGTAGTCGATGGCGACCGGCATGCCCCAGGCGGCAAAAGCGGCGATCACGGATTGAGGGTTGGCCCGGTAAGGGCCGCGGTCGTCACGGCCGGAGAACGTCCCGGCGGGGATCAGATGCACCCACTCCGGCGCGGGGCCGGCGGGGAGTGCCATTGCGTGGGTAGCTTGGAGTGGGTCGTTTGCCATGACCGCAATGATGCGGGATGGCGGGGTGGGGGTTAAGGCGGAGGGGGTTCCGCCCTGGCCGCCAGCCATGTAGGTTGGGCACCCCGTGCCCGACAAACCCAAATTTATTTGTTGGGCACGGGGTGCCCAACCTACATGGCTAACGCAAAATGATTTTAAGGGGTGTTCCTTGCGTCCGTTTTTTTGATCGCGGTCTTTGGCTATTTGAAAATGTTTAACGCGATACGATGCCCGTTTAACGCGGATTTGAACGGGGTTCGGTCGGTTCTTTAGGTCGCTTGCGCGAAATATCCGTGGATCAGGTCGAGAACGCTCGCCTCGTCATCGGTTCCCAGTGTATGCGCTTCGGGGTCGCCGAACAACATGCCACGGCGCACCATCTTGCGGGTGCCGAATTCGTG